ATTAAGTTTTTAACCGACCTTTATCCTGATGCCAGTCCCTACGAAAGATGAACTGAACCTGCAAACCACCCCGGTGTTCCTGAAGATCCAGCACGCGATTGATGCAGTGCAAACGGATGCGGACGGTAAAACCGTGATGGATGTGCATGGCAAGCCTGTCAGACGTTGGAAATACATCATACTTACTGGGTCCAGCCGTTCTTCCAAAACATTTAGTGCTATTGATATCCTGGACATTTATGCCAGGCGTAACGCAAATAAACGGATCACCATTTGGCGTGATACTAAAACGGATGCCGTGGCCACTGTCTTTGCCGATATGGAAAGGCATTTTAAGAATACCCAGCGGTGGTTAAATGGTTTCAGGTTTCACGGGACCACTCACACCATGTTTTACCTGAAAAGTGACAGCCGGATCGAGATAAAAGGGGCGGATGATATCGGTGCCCACGGTTTAAACCAGCAGGTGGCCTGGCTGAATGAACCCTATAAGATCAGTCGGACCATCTTTGACCAGATTGACCAGCGGACGGATGATTTTATCTTTATTGACTGGAATCCGAAAGAAGCTCACTGGATTGATGACCTGTCCAAACACCCACGGGCCATAGTCATCCATTCCACCTTCCGGGACAATCCATTTTGCCCCTCAGAACAGCGCACAAAAATACTGTCTTACCAGCCGGTCAGCATGACCCGGGCCGTGCTGGAAAAGATCATGCAGGAAACGGAAGCCATGACCTACGACACCACGGCCAATGTGAAAGACCTGCCACCCAAAGCACTGCGGGAACTGGTCCGGTGCCAGGGGAATCATGCGCAGCGGACCGCGGATAAGTTCAACTGGGAAGTCTATGGACTAGGGACCAAATCAGAAAGACCAAACCGGATTTTCCGCTGGGAAGAAATCCCGCTGCATGACTACCAGCAATTACAGGCTAAAGAATATGCAGGCATTGACTGGGGTGCGGTCGATCCATGGGCAGTGGGTAAACTGAAGTATTATGATGGCTGTGTCTATGTGCATGAATTAAACTATGAAAGTGAAAACAGCATCCGCGACCGGCTGACCCTGACAGAGAAACAACAGCTGGGAATGGTGGAACGTGCTGCCGGTGACCAGGGAAAAGACACCGGGCTGGTCAGCTGGTATTTTGACCGGTTTGCCATCCCTAAAAACACCATCATCCTGTGTGATCCGAACAGGACCACTAAGATCAAAGCACTGCGCCGGGCTGGCTATGAATACGCAGTGGCCGCACCAAAGCCACCCGGGTCCATCATTGATGGGATTGACCTGCTGTGTGATCTGCGGGTGTTCTTCACCAGTGCGTCCCCTAACATTAAGTACGAACAGGAAAATTACAGCAGGCAGGTGGACCGGTTTGGCACCGTGCTGGAAGAACCGGAAGACCTATTTAACCACCACATGGACTGGATCAGGTATGTGGTGCTATGGCTACAGGCGCAGGGAATCATCAAAAAAATGTAACCCATAAAAGTAAATTCATTATTTTCACTGTCAAATCATCAGTTTTGGGCCTATTTAACGGGATTTTCAACACAGTATTTAATGGTTTGCGGGGATTCGGCCGTTATGGCAGATCAGCAATGAAGGGCTGGTATTCGCTGGCCGGTATGGGTCCGCAGTTTAACCGGTACGCTGAAGACATTGAAAAACTGGAAATCATTCTTTCTAACCCCGCAGCACTGAAGGTGATCGGGCTAATGTGTGATGTGTTTTCAATGGGCCAGTTTTACGTTTACAATGATCAGGACGGGAAGAAAAGAGGGAAGGAATTAAAAGATGATCCGGCCCTGGCCAGGCTCAGAAATCCCAACTATATGCAGGACCGTAGCCAGTGGCTATGGGATTATATGTTTTGGCTTTGCACCGGCAATGCTTACCTGGCTACTCAAAGCCGGATAGTGGACCGGGACAATGCACCAGACTACTGGCTTTTACCGCATAAGATGGACTGGCCGCTGGAAATCGACCGGCTGAAAGATAAACTGATATTTTCCCAGGCCCGGCTGAATGAATTAAAAAGTTTAGAGGTTACGTATAATTATGATGATGGCACTAACATCAAAATAGCCATTGCCAAACTTCTTTGTTTTAATGACCTGTCCAATGGAATGGGGAACTGGTTCAAAGGACCATCCAGGCTGGATGCGCTGTATAAAATAGTCTGCAACTCTGAAGCAGCACTGGACGCTAAAAATATCAATGTCCGTTTCTCTGGTAAGTTCCTGGTATCCGGGACCACTTCACCTGATGACGTGACAAGGCTGCCACTGGGAACAGATGAAAAGAATGACATTGAATCCAAAGTCAATGATGACCCTAAACAGGTCCGGGCCGTGGGCAGCATGGTAGAGATCAAACGTTTTGTGGATGACATGAAAGCCATGCCGCTGGATGAATGCTATAAGAATGACTTCTTTCTAATCGGCAATATGTTTAACATCCCGCGCGATGTACTGGAAGCTTTCACCAGCACCACCTATGAAAACCAGGAAAAGGCCATGGGCAAACTGGTGTTTTACGTGCTGGACCCCAAAGGTGAAAAGCTAACTGGTAAATTGACACAGCACTGGGAATATACAGGAAAGAAAAAAATTGTACTTTCATGGGACCATCTGCCATTTGTGCAGATATTTGAAAAAGACAGGGTGGATGTGCTGATGAAAAAAGTGAATATCATGTCACTGATGCTGACAGCGGGCATCCCCATTGATGATGTGAATATCTATTTAGACACTAATTTTGTGATTGATGAAAAGCAGCGGGAAGCAAACAGAAAGCCAGCACCAGGCGGAAAACAGTCAGCTAATTAAACAGCTGACACAGCAACTGGAAAAAGCCACGAATGAACAGGTAAAATCTGCCATACGTGAAAAAATAAAAGTCGTTAAATCAGGTAAACCCATAACCAAATGATCACCTGTAAAGAGTTAAGAAAATCATTCGCTAATCCGCGGGATATGTTTTTGGCCCTGAAAGCCAGCAAGCAGTCTATTGTCAATATGAAAAAGGCAGCGGTGAAACACACGGATGATGTTTTCATGTCTTTGCAGGACATTCTATCTGTGGCCAGTAAATCGGGCGCGGATATCAACAAAGAAATCAACTATGGCGATACGGTTTACCCGGTCATAAACACCTGCTGGTGGCTGGATTCACATAAAGACGTTCATATCCCGGGCATCTGGGAAAAGTCCGCGAAGGAACAGGAAGGGAAGACTTTTTATGTGTTGGATCATCAGCTATCAGTGGATAAGGTGATAGCCTATCCTGAAAACGTGACCATACTGGTCAAAACAGTGGCGTGGGCGAACCTTGGGCAGCCTTATAACGGCACTACTGAAGCTTTAATATTCGGGGTGAAATTAACCGATGATGCCAATGAAGCAGCGTATAAGGCCATAAAAGCACGCAGACCTTTGCAGAACAGTGTAAGAATGCAGTATGTCCGGCTGGATCTCGCTATCAATAGCACGGACAATGATTTCAAGGAAGAAAAAAGAATTTGGGACAAATACGCATCCAGTGTGGTGAACCAGGACGCGCTGAAGGATGGCTATTTCTGGCCAGTGTATGAAGCTAAGATATTCAAAGAAGGATCAGCCGTTCTTTTTGGTAGTAATGAAGCCACCCCTATACAGTCTGAAATGCCTAAACATGGCCAGCCGTCTGATGACACTGGCAAACCTGCCGCGGTCAGCACAGGATCTGGAAGGCTGAAAGAATACAACAATATTTTAAAACAATTGAAAAGCATAAAATGAAAAAGAAGTTTATAGACTTTTCTGTGAAGTCGCAGAAATTCGCACCGCGAATGAACAGCCGCAGAATGCGTATTGGTTTTGGCCGTCATAATATCGCATATCGCGAAGATGGTGCCCCGGCTGGCACTGAAACGGAAGATGAACCAAAGACTGAAAAAGAAGCACTGGCCGCGATGTCTAAACAGCTGACCAGCCTGACTGCTTTACTGGGTGAATCAGCCAAAAAAGAAGATATCACAGCACAGGAATTGCGTATTAAAAAACTGGAAGAAGGTTTGGAAACCATGACTTCCAAAGAAGTAATGAATTCCATCACTTCCATCAATAAGGCTAACGAAAAAATCCTGGGTCAAATCGCTGAAATGCAGGAAAAAGCTGCACAGGAAGCAGAACAGAAAAGTGGCGCACCAACTAAAAAGGGTCTTCAGATCAAAGCTGAAGACGTGAAAGCTTTTGTGAAAACCCTGTTTGCAAAGGAACCGGATGCAAAAGGCCGTGTGGATAGTGAAAACAAAGTGGACGGTAAATCTGCCCGCATTGAAATCACTACTGCAAAAGCTGCTGAAACTTTCGGTTATGCAACCTTCTTTGAGGGTGGCGATGATACCGATATCACAGCGTTCACCGGTCGTTTTGTTGACCCTGAACTGAACCAGCGCACAAGGAAAGCAAACCTGATCCTGGATCATTTCACCATTCGGACCATCAATGTACCTACATTGGTGTACCTGGTGAAAGTAGAGGACGGCGATGATGTGGACAGTCTTTCTGGTGACTCTGGTGGTGCTGACTGGATTCTGCCCGGTGAAGAAAAGCCACGCCGTTCATTCAAGGTAACCACTGGTAAAGTGGATGCCAAAAAAGTGGCCATCTATGGTAATGTAGATGATGAACTTTTGCAGGACGTTTCCAGCCTTCAGAACTGGATCAGGGAAGATTTCATGGATGAAATGCGCGAAACCATCAATGATGGTCTGCTGAATAATGACCCTGATGTGAATCCAAAAGCACCTTTAGGTCTTAAAACCCGTGCGTCCCAGTTCACTGTGACACCGGCATTTAATAATAAGTACACAGATCCTACCACGTACATTGACCAGATACTGGCTGCACTGGCATCTATGAGATACAGACGCGAAAAACCAGCGAAAGTTTTTGTTTCCAGTGATGTGATCTATGCAATCTATGGGCTGAAGGATGACAATAACAGATATCAGAACAGCAACCTGATTTATGTTAGCAGCATCGGCCAGTTATATATTGCAGGTGTGCCCATCTATGAAGCAGATCAGGAAGACGTTCCCAGCACGCACATCCTGCTGGTTTCGGCGAACCTTGGATTTAAGATTTTCGCTTATGGTCCAATGGTGTTTGAATCCGGACTAAACACGGATGATTTCCGCAGGGACCGTACTTCTTACCGTGGTTATCAGCGTTTCTTAACGTACATATCAGAACACCGTGAAAACAGTGTGATGTATGACACTTTTGCAAACATTGAAGCTGCTATAGAAGCTTAAATATATAAAAGTCAGCAGCGGTGTGAAACGCTGCTGACTAATTTAAATCTGTCTAAACAATCCTTTTATGATACTGAATAACAAAGAAAAAAACACCCGGATAGTCAAATTTGAGGCCGATTATCTGCCAAATTCCCGCAAAGAAAGAAAAAACAAGGACGGGGAAATCATTAAGCCAGCCGGACAACCGATCTACCGTAAAGGTGAAACGGCTGCCATTCATGTGAAACTGGTGGCATCACTGGAAAAGAAGGGGGCAAAAATGAAAGTTTCAAAACTGGATAAAGAATCCGTGGTGAAACGCAGGCAGAAAGCCATGAAAGAAAGCGACCGCAAAGCCTATGAAGATTAAACCGGTATAAATGCTGATAGATTACACATATTTCATCGGTAAAATTAACCTGCCACAGCGAACCACTGAAGACGGACAAGCAGACCTGAATTTGTTCATAGCTCTCTATGAACAAAAGTATTTGCAGTGTGTCCTGGGGTTTGACTTGTGGAAGGCTTTCACCGATGGTATTAATGTAGAGGATTCGGGCCTGATTGATGAAAGATGGCTGAATCTGCTGGATGGTGTGGACTACGCCTATCAGGGTAAAAACGGCCATTGGGCTGGTTTCACTCCTGACTTTGGTAGTGGTCTGGATTACCTGAAAGTATCCCCTATTGCAAACTATGTGTATTACCAGTACATGGCAAACCGTTCATCAGACACCATGGGCGTGGGCGAAGTGGTTAGCGAAACCGATAACAATAAAACAGTTAACGGTATGCGCAAAATGATCACAGCCTGGAATGACATGGTGCAGATGAATGTCAGCCTTTACAGGTATCTGTCAGCTAATAAGACGGTTTATCCTGAATGGAAAGTTTGCGGATCGTGCAGCTATGCCTGGGTTTGGTCCTGGCCGGTGTACTATAACAGGTGCCGCAGGTGTTCGGATTTCTGCGATGATATCTTTAAACTTAAAAACATCCTGGATATATGAAACAGACCAGGATGGTGGATGTGTGGCGGGCTATTGTTGCCCGGACCAGTACACGGGTTTTGCCTGAACTGGTGCTGGTTAATCCAAAGATCACCGCAGTCCACTACGATTATGGACACTATCCGGATGTGCGGGAAAAGTTAAAGCAGGGGATCAAAAACCCCACCGCGATGACTGAAAAGTATCCACTGATTGTTCTGTTTGAAGACTTCAAAATGGATAAACGTAAAATAGGCGTGCAGGGTGTGGCTAACATGATCGTAATGATCCTTTACACATCGAAAAAAGAATACACCCGGCAGCAGCGCGAAGACCTGGTATTTAAACCTATCATTCAGCCGATTTATGAGGCACTATTGAAAGAGATAAAAATATCAGGGGCATTTAAGTTTTACGGATCAGAGGCACCGCACACAGAAATTGACCGACCGCACTGGGGTGATCCTGAACTGTATAAAAACCAGGGTTATTTATTTGGTGATTGTTTAGATGGAAAAGAATTACAATTTTCACAGCTCGAAACATTTTTTAATATCTGTGTCCCTCAAAGTAATTTGGCGGGCGCATAAATCATAAAATCATGAACGTCTTAAATGTTATATTCTGCGGAAAGGACGTGAAAAATACCGGTGTTTGTGACTGCTATTTCACGCCCGAACTTTTAGAAGGCTCCATACTGGTGCCGCGCGACCTGGTACTGACTCAGGATCAGTTGTCTGATGCTAATATCAGCACGACACTGACAAACCTGACAAAGACCACCAAAACAAACCGGATCTTTCCGACCAGTCCATTTGTGCAGATCACGGACAACACGGAAGAACCAGTGGAACAAACTTTTGGCTATGGTGACAGCGTGCCCATCCGTGATGGTAAAATCAATTGGATATTTCAATTTATCGAAGGTGGTATCACACACAGCAATGCGCTGGCCTCATTCAACAACCTAATCAAAAAGTATGCGGTCATCTTCCGGGATGGACCACAGAACACCTTAATAGGTACTACGAAAAAGGATGTGAATGGCCAGAACGGCATGGCAGGTATTCCACTCACTAAACTGCGGACATATCCATGGAAAGCACCAACGGGGTCGGAAGTCACTGCTTATAGAATCCAGTTCGGTTTCAATCCTGTTTACATTAATCAGCTGATTGCCTTCCGGAAAGTGGATCTGGACGTGATGGTGCTTTCTGAACTGAAAGGTTTGGAAAATGTATTGCTTTCACACCTGGCAGGTGATGAAGGTGACACGGAAATCACAATAGGTGCGGTGACTGACTGCGGTGCTGACATGGCCACAGACTACAGCGAAGAATTGGAACAGGTCACAGCATGGATATGGAAGGATGCAGCAGGTGCGGTGAAAACCATCACCGGTGTGGTATTCGATGAAGAAACGGGGGGATGGACACTGACCACCAGCGACCCATCAGGTGCTGAAGATGGTGACACTATCCAGATGGCTGCACCAACGGTGCTGGAAGCGCCACCAATAAATGTGGCGGGATATGAAAGCGATATCCTGACACTGGACCTGGGATCATAAAAGCCGTTGCAATTTTTATAAATGAGGTTATCCAAAGCCGGGTCTTAAACGGCCCGGCTTTTTCTGATTATGACAACACTTTCACAAATGCTGGCCCGG